TCTATAATAACTATAAATATTCTTTTTTTTTTCAAGTATATTATTTTTATTAATTAATATTTGTAGTATATATATTTATTATATTATGGCTAGCGATGAAGAACAAGTCAAAGGAGCCGCAAATAATTTTGTAGATAAATTAAAAGATACTGCAGATGAAAGTAAAGATAAAGTAGTTGATACATTTAATGATACAAAAGATTTTGTAGAAAATAATAAAGCTAAAGTAGAACAATTTTTAAAATCAGTAGCAACAGGAACTATTATATTAGTTGCTTTAGCATTAAAGTTTAGCGCTTTATGTTATGGTTGTATGAGTATAAATGCAAGTGGTGGTTTAGGAGGAACAAATGTAGAAGGTCCTCCTTTTAAACCAACAAGAAAATCTAAAGGTCAATGTGAAGGTTTTGAAGAATTATTAAAACTACCAATATCAGAACAATTAAGAAGGTCATTAAGTGATTTTTCATTTCCATATGCGAATCCTATATCTTGTAATAATTTCTCAATTTTAGCAGAAGGTTTTACAGGTGTAAGATTTGTAAGATGGATAACAGAAACATTAGCACAATCATATGCAATGGGAAGAAAATATTTAAATATAATTTATTCTTGTTTTAGTGATCCTGATACAGCTTTTTGGTTTTATCCTTTAGTAATACCAGGTATTTTATTAGCAGCATTATTTTATTCTCCATTTAGCCATAGTTTTTTTGGATTATTAAGATCACCAGAATTATTACCAAGAAATATATTTGGAACTATTGCTCTTAATCCATTAAGTGCATTTTTAACAATGAATGGTTTTGTATTTGGTTTATTTGCTTTACCAATTTTTGCAGGATTTATACAAATTTTATATTTATTGTTTTTCTTATTATTTTATCCTTACTTTGCGGATGATAAATTCATTTTTCCAGGAGACAAAAAAAGGAGAGCTTATTCAGGATTTAGATTTATTAGAAAAAATGTAGCATATAGATGGAGATCACTTGGGGTATTATGGTTAGCAATGGTTGCAATGAATTCAAATGTTTTAGCAGGTGATGATGATAAACAAGGTAGAATTGAAAAAATAGCAAAAAATACTGTTATAGTTAGATATAGTAACGGAGAAAAGGCTGAAGTATCAAAGAGTGATGTTGTTGCTGAACCTGAATTATATTATACACCAGGTAGTAAAGCATATTTTAATAATGGAACATATTCACAACAAGTTAATATATATAGAAAAAGTGTTAAAACTGTTAATGGTGTAAAACAATCTGTTTGGAGAATTGGTATTCCTGATGAACATGGTAAGGAGATTTATATAAATAATGCTACTAGAGATCAATTGTCACCAATTGTTGATGATGGCAATACCATACCATTACGTAGAGGATTAAAAGTTGTTGTATTAGGTAGAGGTTTTGGAAAGGTTATACCAAACACATTATGGTTAGTTACATTAATATGGTTTTTATGGATTCAATTTCCTGGTTATGTCAAAAACATTATTAACTTTGTATATTATGTTGTAGTATATAATCAATTAATGATTGCTTTTGCTATTCTTCTTTATTATGGAGTAAGATATATGTATTATAATCGTTCATATATTATAGGTGAAGCTGCAGATAAGGTTGATGATGTTACAGATCAATTGTAAGTTATTTAATTTAAATATTAATTATATATAATTTTTAATATATAATTAAGAAAAAAGCAACAATTAAATTAATCACGTAAATAACATAAATATTTTATATTAACTAACTTATAAATGGGCAAAAGAAAAACTGCTAACAATAAAAAAAAAAATACACAAGGTGATACGCAAAAAAAACCTTTTGTTAGTATTTGTACACCAACATTTAATAGAAGACCATTTATTAAAAATATGATACAATGTTTCAAGAATCAAACATATCCTAAATCAAGAATGGAATGGATAATTATTGATGATGGACATGATAAAGTAGAAGACATTTTTTTAGAAGAAAATATACCACAAGTAAAATATTTTAAATATGACACCAAAATGACATTGGGAAAAAAACGTAATTTAATGCATGAAAAGTCATCAGGATCAATATTAGTTTACATGGATGATGATGACTATTATCCACCAACTAGAGTCGAACATGCTGTAAAAAAATTACAAGGAAATTCTAAAGCAATATGTGCTGGTTCTAGTGCTATTCATGTATATTTTAAACATATTGATAAAATAGTACAATTTGGACCTTACAGTGAAACACATGCTACTGCTGGTACATTTGCTTTTAAAAGAAGTTTATTAGATATGTCTTCTTATGATGAAAATGCAGCATTAGCAGAAGAAAAACATTTTTTAAAAAATTATACTATACCATTTGTACAATTAGATCCTAAGCATACAATATTAGTATTTAGTCATGAACACAATACTTTTGATAAACGTAAATTATTAACAAATATGAACCCTAAAATTACAAAATATACTGATGAAAAAGTTACAGATTTTGTAAAAGAAGATGAAGTATATGATTTTTTTATGAATAAAATAGATAAATTATTAGAAGATTATGATGCTGGATTACCTAAACATAAACCAGACGTATTAGAGCAAACTGTAATATTAGAAAAACAACGAGAAGAACTTATGAAACAACAAATGGAAGGAATGCAAATACAAGGTAAACGTTTACAATTAACAGATAAAAATACAAATGCTACAAGAGAAGCAACACTAGGAGAAGTAGTACATTTATTTGAAGGAAGTCAAAAAAAATTAGAAGAGACTACTAAACTTATAACAGGATTGCAAAACGAAAATAATGTATTAAAACAAGTTATTAAACAACTTGGTCTTAAAATAGAAATAGAAGGAACTAATGTAAAAATTGTCAAAGATACACAAGATAGTAGTAGTAATAGTAATGTTATTATCAACAAAAATAATACAGATGATGTGAATAATGATGACATTGAAGTAATAACTAGTCAAGTACCTCATATTGATAGAAGTAAAATTATTGAAGTATATAAAAAAAACAATAATGATGTAGTAGATACAATAATTGAGTTAACAAGCTAAAATAGATAATAGATATTATAATTATATTTAAATATAATATTTATTTATTAATATGAATCTATTATTTTCGTTATTTTACATATTAAATATAAAAAATAGTAATAAATTATATTTTGAAATGGGAACAAATAATGAAATTATTAGAATTAATAATGAAAATAATAAAACAATAAATTATGAAAAATCAAAAAATAAATTTAATGATTGTGCTTTAATACCAATAGATAAAATACCAAAAAATAATTTTTATGATTATATGAAAAAAAAATAATATATTACATAATATATTACATAATATTATGTATTGTACAAAATATATAGAAAATTTAAATATTTTTTTTAATGAATTACCATCATGGTACTATATAATTCCATATATAATTCATTTTATATCATCAATTATATTATATAATAAAACAAAAGATATTAGTGAAAAAAATCCTCCATTATATGATATAATTATATCAAATACACCAGATTTATCAAATTATGATATTATTCCAAACATATTACTTTGTTTTATATTTTCATTTTTACTAATACCGTTATTTTTCAATGAAAATTTTAAAATACTTTATAGTTTTTTTAAATATTTTTCATTAATTATATTAATAAGAACAATAACTACACAAGTAACAATATTACCACCAACAATATTAGAACCACAAAGAGAATGTAAATATGAAAAAAATTTTTTTGACATAATATGTATTTGTCTTGATGGACATAATCTTGATAAAATTTTTAGCGGACATACAGCAGCAAGTTTATTATTAGTTTTATTGTATTTTAAATATAATATTTTAGAAAAGAATTCATTGTATTTACTGTTAGGATTACAAATATTATTATCATTAACATTAATTTTAACAAGAGGTCATTATACTATTGATGTTTTACTTGCATACATTATAACATTTGGAATATTCTTATTATTAGATCTTTAGATTACATTTTAATTAATGATATTATAAATAAATGTCCCATGCTACTTTGAAAATGTAAGAAACCATGATATAAATGGCCATTTTTTTTATCAAAACAATATTTATCACATATGTAACCATATAAATATAAATATACAACGGATAAAAAGAAAAATATAATAATTAATGTTTTTTCAAAACTTTTATAATAGTTTTCATATAATCGTAAACCACCTTGTAAGATAATATTGTAAGTAGCTAATTTATCAATATATGACAAATAATTTAATTTTGTGTAATGAAATGAAACAGATGTTATAAATAATGTAATAAATGATATTAAATAAATTATATCATCAACATCTAATAAATAGTATATATTGAATAAAAAAAATAATGATGTATATGTATTAAAATTTATATTCAACATATTATATAATAATATTTGTATATTATAATTTTTTTATTTTTATATTTTTTAGAATTAATAATAAATATTCATAAAAAAAATATATATAACCAATAATATTTATCAAAGGATAATTGATATAACATCCATAAATATTTTGATTTATTATCAATAATACAGCAAAGAAATGTTGAATATATTGATAAAACGTAATGTAATTTTTTATATTTTTAAGTTGCAATGGAAATGCGTAGTATAAATACATTAGAAAATGAGCTAAACTATTACTTATTAATACATATATTTCACCTGGTTGGTATATTCCATTATATACCATTGTAGGAACTATTGCATGATGATAATAATGTAGATTAGATATTTTTCCCATATCACCTTTATGTTTTATTATTAATAATAATGTGTCTGTCCATTCTATTATTTTTAAAAATAGAAATGTATATCTTTCTAATTCAATATTATTTACATATGTTTTACATAAAATATCTGTTAAATTATGATTCAAAGATTGAAAAGTACAATTTATTAATATTATTAATGAAATTTTAGATAAAAAAATGTTATATAATTTTACATATGTTTTATTTACAATTATTTCATTTTTTTTACAATAATTGGAAAAAAAATCTGTTATTATAAAATAAACAAATGGTATCCCATAACTAATTATTGTATTTATATTCATTATTTATATAAATATAATAAAATGTTTATATTCATTTTCAAATCTATGTTGTACTAATGCTACTAATCTTAAATTATAATAAATTATTTACAAATTTAATCATACGATTAAATTCCAAATTAGTAATATTATGTTCTTCTTCCAAAGCTTTAATGTAATTATCTTTATTTTCACTATCTTTATTTATTGTATTGAATAATGAAAATAAATCATTTTTATCTAACATTAAATTTTCACACATATTTTGTAAAAATAACATATTACTATATTCATTTGAATATTTAGTTAAAATTTTTGTAAATTCTATATCTTGTTTATTTAATATTTCTTGTTTTTTACATATTATATTATTTTTATTTAAATGATAAATGTAGTTTGTTGAAAATGTTTTCATAATTGAGCTCATTTCATTAAACTGCCATATTTGTTTTTGAAATGTTACTCTATCGATATAATCAGCAAAACAAATTATATTTAATATTTCTAAATAAATATTTATAAAATTTATATCAGTAGTTTTAACTTGATTAATTATATTTTCATGCCAAAGTAATGCTATTATAGTTCTATCATTGTCATTCATTATACTATTATGTTTAATTATTGGTTGTTTCTTTTTGAATAATTCATGTATAGTTTGTTTTGCATCATGTTGATATGTTTTAGAAGAAAATATAATATTATCATGATTGTTTTGTTTTAAAATCAATGAGCAAAATTTATCAAGTTTTCTAAGATCATTCTGTGACGATACTAATACATTATTAATAATCTCGTTATTGAATATTTTGCTATTATAATAAGTTTTTATAATTTTAGTTATTTGATCATTTGTAGGTTTTGGTATGTAATACGTAGGACATACTTTCATTAATTCTTTTATTTTTTTATCAATTTTAGAATTTCCAATACATATAATGGGATTATTAATAGATTCTTCTAACTTTTGCTTTTTTGTTTTTTTTGCTCTAATTAATTTAATCAAATTACTAATACCGCTTTTTTCTCCACTACTCATGCCATCTATTTCATCCATTACGATTACAATATTTTTTTTTTCTTTTTTAAATAAAGACATAACATTATGATTAGACATATTTTGTTTTGAAATTGATTCCATTACATTTTTATTTCTTACATCACTTGCATTATACCAAATACTATCAAAATTAATTTCTTTTAATATTTGTTTTATCATTTCAGTCTTACCTACACCAGTATCACCATAAATATATATACCTTTTGTTTTTGTAATATCATTTTTAATAGAATTAAAATCTAATAAGAATTGTTTTATATTATTATATGTTTCTTGTCTGTCTAATTCTTTATAGTAACTCATATAATATTAATAATATATATCTTTTATGTTTATTATTAACTAATTTATTATTAAATCTAAACATCTATTACAATCGTATTTAATTATGTTTTGTTTTATAAAATCATATAAATTAACGTAATTATTATTTTTATATTTAATTCTTTTATTTTTTTGTAAAAAATTATAATCAATTATTGAAATATAATTTTTAAATATATAATAACTTTTAATACGCAATATAAATTGAATATAATCTAAATGTCTTTTAAAACTATATAATTTTCTATTAATATAGAATGAATAATTATATTCATAGTGTGATTTATCGATTAGCATAATATTAGTATTTAATCTAAATAATAATAACAAATTGTCATTATTTACACCACAGTATAAAGATATTATTTTTTTTACATCATCAGGTAATAAATTTATTAATTCATATATAATCATGTAAAGGTTTAATATATTCTTTTTTTAAATTATTAATGCAATTTATACATAAAAAATTATAACTTTTATGAAATCTTGGAAATGGAAAATCGTCATCAAAAATAGCTCTATAATATATAGTTGTAACATCTCTTCTTATTTTATCGTATTTTGTTTCATTTTTACATTCATCACATTTAACTAATAAATAATTTATAATGTGTAATTTTACTTCATTTGGTAAATTACTGTAAATCATTATATTTATAATTAAAATATAATTATTTATTTATTTTAGCTTAAGAAGTTTGAACATTATTACAAATATCTTCATTATTTGTTAAACCATCCCATGTTAATCCACATTTAGTTGTCCAAATTTTCTTTCTACAATCACCATAAGGTCCTTGCCATTGTTCACCATTAAATTGTTTCCATTTTCCACATTTTCCTATATTTTTAGGATTATGACATATTGGTCGTCCTCTATTCCAACGAGGATTGTGTTTATCCCAAAAATCAGGGCAGTCAGCTCTAGTAGGTGGCCATTGTACATTTTTTTTTGCTGTATTTAAAGCGATTGCAATAAATATTAAAGCGATTATTAATAAAACAACAGCAATAATTGATATTGTAGTTTTGTAATCCATATATATATTATTAAATATTTTTTCAATTTATTTAATTATATTAATTCTTGTATTTTTTTTACTTAATAAATATATATATAATGAATTTTAATTTTCTAGAATTAGATGATAAAAATAATAATAATTTTAATGAAAATGATTTAATGAATTTAACAGAACAACGAAAAAAAGTTATTGAACAACCTAACCAAAATTTATTATTTCAAATGCAAGATAAAATACCAACTGATTCAAACAGTTTTAACGATGCAATGAGAGGAACATTTTATGATACACCTTTAAGTATAGCATTTTTTAGTGCTGAAAATCAAGAAATTTTACAAAATGGTATACGTAAAGGTGTATATGATATGTCACAAAAAGAATATATAATTGATAGACAAGATCATGATTCATTAAAAATGATAATGAGAAGTATTTTTTTACAAAATTCTGTTAATGATCCAAATAATATAACACAGCAAATAGTAACTTTAAATTCGTTAGTTTTACATTATGCAATTCCTAAAGTATTTGGTCAAGTTCAATCATATAAAAAATATAGAAGAGATATAGATAATTTACCAATGCCTATTAATAGACCTGTAAATACAAAAAAATCAAATCAAGTTAAATTTACATTTTTTTAAAAATTGATTTTTAATATTGTTTTTAATGCTATTGTAACATTAAAAACAATGGATTATTGTTGTATGTTTAGAGATAAACAACCAGAAAATATTGTAAAAGTCAATGAAGTTGAAATAAAAGAAACTAATTTTAGTTGTATGATGTTATGTTTTCCATGTTTATTTACATGGGGTTTAATTGAAACATGTTGTAAAACAACAACAATATGCTGTTGTCAAATAATATGTTGCGATTTTGAAGATATACAAAAAAAAAGAGATGTAATCCAAATGGAAGATATAAGACAAATGGAACGATACGATATAGTAGATGATGTAAAATTATAATTATTTTACAATTTTAACAATGGTATAATTTAAATGATTTGACATATGCATATTGTGCATTTCTATACAACCATTTAAATGTTTTTTCATCAATTCATTATCAATATTCGTACTTAATATTTTTATAGCTTTTTCTTTTGAATATTTCATACCTGGTAATATATTTGGTGTAACATTTTGTATACTAATTTCTTTAAATTTTAAATTTTTAAAATCATCAATATTTATAAAACTTGGTATTGCCATACCATCTTTAATAATATTTAATTTTTCTAATATATCACTTGGTCTATAATCGTTTTTTTTATTTTCAAAATAATCAAACACAATTAAACTACCACCAGGTTTTAACATATCTAAACCATATTGTATTGTTGTTTTTTTACAGTTAGCATGACAAATACTTTCAATAAAATAAATAACATCATATATTTGATTCATACTATCAACATTGATATCATAACAATTATTATTAAAATCCCCGAAAAATACTTTACAAGTTTTTTCATTATTATTATTATTATTTATTATATTTTGAGTACATAATATTTGTGTATCTGTAAGTGTAATACCATGAATAAGACTGTTTGTAAAATAATTAGATAAATGTATCATTGTTCCACCATAACCACAACCAGCATCCAAAATTTTTATTTTATCATTTTTATTAACATCTATTTTTTCTATTAATATATCATTTAATTTTTTTTTACTTAAATCATAATCATTGCGTGTGTTTTCTAAACTGTTTATAGAAGGATCAGTATAAAATCCATAATGACACGCACTAGATATATTATTATGTCCTTTTTTAAAACGGTCATCCCAACAATTTTCATAATAAAGAAACACAGAATTTAAATTAGTATTCATTATATATCGAATTATATTTTTTTGTTTATATGTTTATGTTTGTTAATAAATAGTTGTTCAAATTCACTACAATTTTTACAGTGTTCATATTTTTTATATTTTTCTTGACATACCTCACAATTAATTAACATATTTAACATATTTATTTTTTTATGTTTTACACAATACTGTGGAACAAAAAAAAATTTATAATTATATTCTGCTAATTCATTACAATTTTTTATACAACATTCTGTATTATCTTCAATTACAACCATAACATACATTACTTAATTAAAAAAAAATAACATACATAACACGAGTTATGTTATTTTTCTTTCAGGTGTGAATCGAACACACGACAAATGGATATCAAATATTAACACAATTACAGTCCACTGCTCTGCCCCTGAGCTACTGAAAGTATACTCATAATTAGACAATAATTTATCTTTAAATATTATTATTGTTATTGTATTTTTTGATCTTCATATACCCTTATAGTTGAAGCAGTTGATAATGTTGTATTTATAGATGTTTCACTTGATCCAGCTGATTCACTTGATTCACTTGTATTTATATATATTTCACTTGATATAGTTTTTTTCATTTGTTTTTCTTTTTCTTCTTTTCGATATTTATAATATATTAAAAATAAATAACTAGATTCCATAAAATATAGTTAAATAAAAATTGAATTTAAAAAATAAAATATATGTATTTTTAAAATTAAAATGAATAAAATAATGATTACAAGAACATTGCGTATAATGGCAAAAGATAACACATTACCTATTAAGTGTTGGGCTACTATTCAGTATACCAATGATAATAAAGTATGTGACTGTATTAATGTATGTAAATATAATCCACCATTAGGTGGAATACAAAATAATATTAAAAAAAAAGAATTTGTCTATTATGAAGAAAAAATTTATGCTTAAAAAAAATTGATTTAAATGAAAACATTTATTCAAATCAATATACATGTTTTTTAATATGGTATGTAAGGTAAATATCTTAAATTATTATTTTCATAAATAGTTGCATTAAAGACATCATTATAACCTTCTACATAGACATTATCACCATTATTAATATTATCACACCCATATTCACTTGTACAACTTTTGCCATTAATACTAATAGGTAATTTTACAGCATTATGTTTATCATTTGTAGTATAATATTGCCATTTATCTCTATTAGTAATAGAAGGTCTACCAAACAATGGTAGTATTGTTTCACGACCTGAATTACGTGTTAATATACCAACTTGTTGATAATCAGGACTAGGACCTTGTGTTTGAACATTAATAGGTACAGCAATACCTCTTCCTGTATTTTTTAAATACGCATTATTTTTCAAAGGTGGAGCATATGGATCATGTAATACATCACTTCTATTAAATAAAGGTTGCATAACAGAAACATGAGGTACTGGTGAAGGACCCTCTTTAATTATTGTTGTATTACTAGTTTTTGTTTTATTGTTGGAATATAAAATGATATATACAAATAACCCTAATATTATGAATAACATAAACAATGTAGCATTTTCAAAACAAATTACACCAGGAGGACATTTTTTTGGCATATTCTAATAATATTAGTATTTATTTTAAATTTATATAAATTTAGAAATTTCTATTTTATCACTATAAATAGCCCTTGTTAAATTAGTTATCAAAAGAGAAGATAAAAGAACATATGTCATATTTTTTGTGAAATAAAATGTAAAAAAACCAATTATTACGAATAATAAAAGTAAGTCTACTTGCTTTTGGTGAATCATACCAAAGACATTTGCTAAAGCAAAAAATGCAACAAAATATAAAAAATTTTTATTTTTAAACAATTCCATTTATATAATTTATAATTAGATTAGTTTTTTTATTCCTATAAAATTATATTTAAAAACAAATTAAATGATTTATATAAAATGGAAGCAAAAGAAGAATCCGTTAAAAATGTAGCTGAATCTATAGTAACTGCTAATGTTGAAACAACAAATAAATTAGATATGAAGTTAGTTCCTACAGAAAATATTTCAACTGTTGAAAAAATCAAAGAAGAAGAACTCGAACCAGAAGAGGTAAGACCAGAATTTCCAGTTATTGATAATAAAGAAATAGCTGATGATGAATTGGAAAAAACAGTAATGAAATCAATTATGAATAATCAAGATAATCAGCAAAAAATATTAATGTCTATTACATTTTTATTTGAAATGTATCGTGTAATTATGAGTACTCTTTTAGTATTATTTGTACCACAACAATGTGATATGGGACCATGTAGTGTATCAGATAAAACAAAACCTCAAGATCAATTTGAGTTATTTACTTTGGTTTTTAATTTCATTACATTTGCATCTTTTGTTGCTATGTATATTTTAGAAAGTAAACGAGAATTACATTTAATCAATTATTTAGATATTAATCGTTTTAAACCACGTGATAATGAATCAGTAGGAAATGAATTAGATTATTTATCTTTAAAAAGACGTAATCGTATCGAAGTAAGTGAATTAAATTATCAATATTCTTCATATTTAAATATGCTTTTATTCATGTTAAATAGTTTATTTAGTGGAGTTGTTGTATTTAATTCATTTTTAGATAGTAAAACAGTAACTGTATTTTTAACAAATATTTTGTTTATGACAAGTAAATTGTACGATGTATATAATACAGTAAATACTAAACCATATGTATTTCTTTCTGCATATTTAACAAGAAAAATTCAATATAATGATATTGATCCAGATAAACGTGAAAAAAAAAATAAAGTTTAGATAAAAAAGTAATAATTATATAATATTATATTGTAATATTGTATGACTAGTTCAACATCTTTAAAGAATCGCAATAAAAAGAACAACGATAAGATTGCAAAACTGAAAAAAAAACGAAAAGCTATTTCAAATAAAAATAGAAAAAAAGGAGGTGATAATGGTGAAAATGAAAATGAAACCGATAATATTGGTAATGTAATAATACCAACACAAAATCCAACAGATGATGTTGTTGATCAAATAACAGAAAATATGAAAATAATAACAAATAAAACAAAAGCTATAGTTAAAGATGCTATTGAAAATGTAAAAGAAACTGCTAGTACAAATAATTCGAATAATAGTAGTCAAGAAACAATGGTTGCAAATGAAAAAATTATACAAGAACAAATAGAAGAAGAGGCAAAAGAAAATGAAGGTGTAGTTGAAACAGGTGTAAATCAAGAACAAGGTAATGGTAATGGTAATAATACTCAAGAAAATGGTAATGTTAATAATGCTGAAGAAAAACCAGCTAATGCTAATGTTAATAATACTCAAGAACAAGGTAATGGT